GTCGGAGATAGCCGCTGGAAATCAGCAACAGGCCATCGAGACAGCACATATATTAAAAGCATTACTTACTGTAGATGAAAATGTTGTCAGTCACCTATTAAAGAAATTGAACGTCAACATCCCTTACCTTGGCGCTGAGCTTGATAAGCAAATCGAGAGCTTCCCCAAAGTAAGCGGAAGTAACATCTATCTCAGCAGTGATGCAAACAATGCTTTACAAAAAGCACAAGGATATCTCAAAGAATTTAACGATGAATTTGTCTCGGTCGAGCATGTACTACTGGGTATATTGGCCACTTCAGACAAAACTTCATCCCTGCTGAAATCACAAGGGGTAACGGAAAAAGATCTCAAAACCGCCATTAAAGAATTGCGGGGCAATAGTCGCGTGACCGATCAAAATGCGGAAGCAACTTACAACGCACTTGGAAAATATGCCCGTAACTTAAATGAATATGCCGAATCCGGCAAACTAGACCCGGTCATCGGTCGGGACGAGGAGATCAGACGTGTCATGCAAATTCTTTCACGACGCACCAAAAACAACCCCATACTCGTTGGTGAACCCGGGGTTGGTAAGACCGCTATTGCCGAGGGAATCGCCTATCGGATTATCAAAGGTGACGCACCAGAAAATCTTAAATCCAAGATTGTATTTTCATTGGATATGGGCGCCTTGGTTGCCGGAGCTAAATATAAAGGTGAATTTGAGGAACGTTTGAAAGCCGTTGTCAAAGAAGTAACGGATTCCAATGGTGAGATCGTCCTTTTCATTGATGAGATCCACACCTTGGTTGGCGCTGGTGGTGGTGAAGGGGCAATGGATGCCGCAAACATCCTGAAACCTGCCTTAGCCAGAGGTGAGCTACGTGCCATTGGAGCGACCACACTCAATGAATATCAAAAGTATTTTGAAAAAGACAAAGCGCTGGAGCGTAGGTTTCAAAAAGTCATGGTGGAAGAGCCTGACACGCAAGACGCCATCTCCATCCTACGGGGATTGAAAGAACGCTATGAAACACACCATAAAGTGCGTATTCTCGACGAGTCTATCATTGCTGCAGTGGAGTTATCACAACGCTATATTGCAGACCGCTTTTTACCGGACAAAGCCATTGACTTAATTGACGAGGCTGCCTCCAAATTACGCCTGGAAATGGACTCTGTACCAGAAGCGGTAGACGAACTAGAGCGCCGTATCATGCAATTGGAAATCGAACGCGAAGCATTAAAACGTGAAAATGACGACAAAAAGGTGCAGGAACTTTCTGAAAGCATTGCTAACTTATCTGCTGAACGTGATACCCTGAGGGCTTCATGGCAAGCGGAAAAAAGTCTGGTGGACAATGTAAACCAAGAAATTGAAAACATTGAAAACTATAAACTTGAAGCCGAACAGGCCGAACGCTCAGGTGATTATGGTAAAGTAGCCGAATTACGTTACGGACGGATCAAAGAAGCACAGGAAAAAGTGGAGAAACTGAAAGCTGAACTGGCTGAAAAACAGGAAAGCAAACGCATGCTCAAGGAAGAGGTAACTTCAGAAGATATTGCTGATGTCGTTGCTAAATGGACTGGAATACCTGTCAGCAAAATGATTCAGTCTGAACGTGAAAAGCTGCTGAATCTGGAAGAAGAACTTCACAAACGGGTCGCAGGTCAAGATGAAGCCATTGAAGCGATCTCTGATGCAATCCGCCGTTCAAGAGCAGGACTGAATGATGCAAAGCGCCCGATAGGTTCATTCATCTTCCTGGGTACAACCGGGGTCGGAAAAACCGAACTAGCAAAAGCCCTGGCTGAATTTCTATTCGATGATGAACAATCTATGGTGCGCATCGATATGTCAGAATATCAGGAAAGACATGCCGTATCCCGTTTGATCGGTGCGCCTCCGGGATATGTCGGTTATGATGAAGGCGGTCAGCTGACAGAAGCCGTACGCAGACACCCTTACTCGGTCGTATTATTGGATGAAATCGAAAAAGCACATCCGGATGTATTTAACATCTTGTTGCAGGTATTAGATGATGGTCACCTAACAGACAACAAAGGTCGTACGGTCAACTTTAAAAATACGATCATTATCATGACCTCTAATACCGGATCGCATATTATCCAAGAGAATTTCAGTCATTTGGATGATGATAATAAAGAGGAGATCATTGCAAAAACACGTACTGAAGTGTTTGATTTGCTTAAACAGTCGATCCGTCCGGAGTTCCTGAACCGTATTGATGAGGTGATTATGTTTACTCCGTTGAGTAGAGATGAGATCGGTGATATTGTGCGACTTCAATTTGTACATGTCCAAAAACAACTGGCCGAGCAAAATATCTTTATCACGGCCTCGGATGAAGCGATGGATTGGTTGGCACAACTTGGATACGATCCGATCTATGGCGCCAGACCATTGAAACGTGTCATTCAGAAACGTATTCTGAATGAGTTATCCAAAGAAATCTTATCGGGCAAAGTCAGTCGCGATTCGATTATCAGATTAGATGTGTTTGATGGAAAATTCGTCTTTATCAATAAACAGGAAGATTGATAATTGATAGCTTATAGTGATGAATAATCATAAAAGCCCCGCTAATGAAGTGGGGCTCTTATGATTATTTATAAACTATCAATCTTCCTGTTTATTGATAAAGACGAATTTTCCATCAAAGACATCCAGTCTGATAATCGAATCGCGACTGACTTTGCCGGATAAGATTTCTTTGGATAACTCATTCAGAATACGTTTCTGAATGACACGTTTCAATGGTCTAGCACCATAGATCGGATCGTATCCGAGTTGTGCCAACCAATCCATCGCTTCATCCGAGGCTGTGATAAAGATATTTTGTTCGGCCAGTTGTTTTTGGACATGCACAAATTGAAGTCGAACAATATCACCAATCTCATCTCTACTCAATGGTGTAAACATAATCACTTCATCAATACGGTTCAGGAATTCTGGACGGATCGACTGTTTGAGTAGGTCAAACACTTCAGTACGTGTTTTTGCAATGATCTCCTCTTTATTGTCATCATCCAAATGACTGAAATTCTCTTGGATAATATGTGATCCTGTATTAGAGGTCATGATAATGATTGTGTTCTTAAAGTTGACTGTACGGCCTTTATTGTCTGTTAGGTGACCATCATCCAATACCTGCAACAAGATGTTAAATACATCCGGATGTGCTTTTTCAATTTCATCCAATAATACGACCGAATAAGGATGTCTGCGTACGGCTTCTGTAAGCTGACCACCTTCATCATAACCAACATATCCCGGAGGCGCGCCAATCAAACGGGATACGGCATGCCTTTCCTGATATTCGGACATGTCGATACGCACCATAGATTGTTCATCATCGAATAGAAATTCAGCCAGGGCTTTTGCGAGTTCGGTTTTTCCGACCCCGGTTGTACCCAGGAAGATGAAAGAACCTATTGGGCGTTTCGCATCATTCAGTCCTGCTCTTGAACGGCGGATTGCATCAGAGATCGCTTCAATGGCTTCATCTTGACCCGCAACCCGTTTGTGAAGTTCCTCTTCCAGGTTCAGCAGCTTTTCACGTTCAGACTGAATCATTTTGCTGACAGGTATTCCGGTCCATTTGGCAACGACATCAGCAATATCTTCTGAAGTTACCTCTTCCTTGAGCATACGCTTGCTTTCCTGTTTTTCAGCCAGTTCAGCTTTTAGTTTCTCCACTTTTTCCTGAGCTTCTTTGATCCGTCCGTAACGTAATTCAGCTACTTTACCATAATCACCTGAACGTTCGGCCTGCTCGGCTTCAAGTTTATAGTTTTCAATGTTTTCAATTTCTTGGTTCACATTGTCCACCAGGCTTTTTTCTTCTTGCCATGAAGCTCTCAGGGTGTTGCGTTCAGCAGATAAGTTGGCAATGCTTTCAGAAAGTTCCTGAACCTTTTTGTCGTCATTCTCACGTTTCAGCGCTTCGCGTTCAATTTCCAATTGCATGATACGGCGCTCCAGTTCGTCTACGGCCTCTGGTACAGAGTCCATCTCCAAACGTAATTTGGATGCCGCCTCGTCAATTAAGTCGATGGCTTTGTCCGGTAAAAAACGATCCGCGATATAACGTTGTGATAACTCCACGGCAGCAATAATAGACTCGTCGAGAATACGCACTTTATGGTGTGTTTCATAACGTTCTTTCAATCCCCGTAGGATGGAGATGGCGTCTTGCGTGTCTGGCTCTTCCACCATGACTTTTTGAAACCTACGCTCCAACGCTTTGTCTTTTTCAAAGTATTTTTGATATTCGTTGAGCGTGGTTGCTCCAATCGCACGTAGCTCACCTCTGGCCAAGGCAGGTTTCAGGATGTTTGCGGCATCCATAGCGCCTTCACCACCACCAGCACCAACCAGGGTGTGGATCTCATCAATGAAAAGGACGATCTCACCATTGGAATCGGTTACTTCTTTGACAACAGCTTTCAAGCGTTCCTCAAATTCACCTTTATATTTAGCTCCGGCAACCAGGGCGCCCATATCCAAAGAAAATACAATTTTGGATTTTAGATTCTCTGGTGCGTCGCCTTTGATAATCCGATAGGCGATTCCTTCCGCAATAGCGGTCTTACCAACCCCGGGTTCGCCAACGAGTATGGGGTTGTTTTTGGTACGTCGTGAAAGAATCTGCATGACACGTCTGATTTCCTCGTCACGGCCAATGACCGGGTCTAATTTGCCGGATTCGGCATATTCATTTAGGTTACGGGCATATTTTCCAAGTGCGTTGTAAGTTGCTTCCGCATTTTGATCAGTCACGCGACTATTGCCCCGCAATTCTTTAATGGCAGTCTTGAGATCTTTTTCCGTAACCCCTTGTGATTTCAGCAGGGATGAGGTTTTGTCTGAAGTGGCCAATATACCCAATAGTACATGCTCGACAGAGACAAATTCATCGTTAAATTCTTTGAGATATCCTTGTGCTTTTTGTAAAGCATTGTTTGCATCACTGCTCAGATAGATATTGCTTCCGCTTACTTTAGGGAAGCTCTCGATTTGCTTATCAAGCTCAGCGCCAAGGTAGGGGATGTTGACGTTCAATTTCTTTAATAGGTGACTGACAACATTTTCATCTACAGTAAGTAATGCTTTTAATATATGTGCTGTCTCGATGGCCTGTTGCTGATTTCCAGCGGCTATCTCCGAC